CTAGCGTGGGCTGCCCGCTTCTCTTAGTAACCGTAGCAACTTCATCCGGGTCCACACCTAGCAGCGCACGTATGTCGTCAGGTGCGTACTTTGCGGTGATTGGGTTGATTACCCGTACTAACTTAGGTGTATCTTTCTTATGGTTTTGGGTGCCCGGCACTCGCAGTATGCGAGACGCATCGAACACGTTAGGGTCGGCACAAAACTTCTGCGTGGCGCATACTTGCTGGAGCCTCTTGGCGATAGGTAGCCACTTTTCAGTGGGGACTGCTTCAGTAAACGCCCAGTAGATATGTAACCCGTAGCCAGAGTTAACTATCATAGGTTCGGGGAGGTCTACCGTGGCGCAAAACTTCTTAAGCGCCTTCAAGCCTTCCTTCTGGTTAGCGTAGCCCTTGGGCAAACCTGTAGATTCTTCGATCTGGTCGGCCTTGCCCCCACCGCAGTCTATGTCGAGCCATATGGCCCCCAGAGAATCTACGTTTTCTGTTTTCCTACTGCCTTTTTCCTTCAGTTTCCCTAGTGCAAAATACGCATCAATGCCGCGTTCGGAAAAGTTATTAGCTATTTTGTATGCTTCTTCTAGGTTAGTAGTAAACTCTGAAATGGGCCTACCTTCTCTAGTTATGCCGACCACACTATATACACCGCCCGGAGGGACGACGTGATTTATGAGGTCAAACGTTTCCATTATTCGTATTCAGCTATAAAGTCTTTTATTAGTTGTGATAAACGGTCGTTTGGTTCATGGACACCAATAAACCAGTTGTAGACAGTCTGCCTGCTAACTCCCAACTGGGAGGCCACTTCAGAAGTGGGTACATTGTTTTTAATGCACACGCGACCAAGGCGGACTCCCAGTGAGAATTTATTAGCTTTCTTATTCAGACTATCGATGCGAGTCGTATAGCCGTAGCTCATTAGTCGTCGTCACTCCATGATGCAATGATGTCTTCAATGTCGTCATCATCTTCGTCGTCGACCACTTCAGCTTTTTTCTTACGCTTTGACGGTTCTTTAACTTTTTCTTCAATTTCTTCGTCGTCAAAATCGTTTGAACTACCACTTTCTTCCGAATCAAACATATCGTCTGAGCTTTCTTCCCCAAAAGGACTACCGGACTCATCGTCTGCGCTGAAGCCTTCTTCCTCACCGAACGGCGAAGGTGGTTTGTACGGAAGATACTTAATAACCTGAACACCGCGCAGCCTTAAAGACACACCGGTAGAGGCCATTTTAAAGGGTATAAGTTCTACCGCTACATTTATTGTGCTACCAGTAGTGAGTTTAAAATCTGCTCCCAGCTTCTTGTTCTTTGCATCAAACTGGTCGGGAGGAGAAGTTAGGCGTCCACTGTAAGCGGCCTTCAGGGTGGCTTTACCGATAAAGCTGCCGTCTTCTTGCTTTTTGAACGGCATTTCCAGCTTTTTAGGCCAAGACTTGTCGCGGTCAGAAGCGTTGGTGTACGCGTCCTGCATAATATTGTACAGCTCTTTTGCCTGCTTGCTGTTCATCTCGAAATCTAGCTCATACTTCGCACCATCTTCCGTAGCTTCACAAGGTACGCTCCTGCCGTTAGCTCCCGCCTTGCTATCAAACCTGTAAGGCTTGTCTAGGCGTGGGTAGCGTGCGGTTACACCGCGTATAATGTGAGATTGATTAGCCATAAATTGCTCCATAAATGGGTTTATTTCTTGTTGTGCGGCTTCACTTAGCCGCGTTACGTTTGCAAGTTCTTCCTCGGAAAGAGGTCGAACTGGTTTGAAATACATTTTGTAAAAGTCACGATGCTGCACAAAATATATTTCGGTGAGCACACTACTTACATGCTCCCGGTTACGTTCAAGATGCTCTATATATTTATAAAGATTCATCCTGCTATCTTCTTTCGAGAACAAGCTTAGTGCGTTAAGCCTAATCTCGTACCACACAGCTTGCTCGGGGAAAGCTACCTTAATCTTCGTAAAGAATTTACAAGGTGCTCTTCCGGCAGCGTCGCCTGTTCGTATGCTCTTACTGCAATCTATACAGCGCCCGGCTTGCTTGTCAGTAACTGCTGCGTCTGGAAAGTCACAGTCGTAAGACCAACAGACAAGCTTACCGTCGTTGTAATAGTTTCTTGAGAGCGTGCCACTATCTATTATTACGACTTCTATAGAGCGCAGTGGCTCGTAGGTATCCGGATGCAAAAAGCACCCGTCCTGTATTTGAAGTCTGCTCATGTATTACGTGGCTTAAGTACAGTTACTGTGTACTTGCGGTTAACTTGTAGCCCCGGTGGTGCCACATCAGGATTAGTTTCTAGGAACTCTTTCATGTTAGAAGTGTGTATGCGCTTCTCTAGCAAATGAAACGCAGCGTGTTCTTCTATGAAGTTGTACATCTTATCCCAGTCATTAGCCCAGTAGTTGGTACGAACTCTACGTGAAATAGTACCGGCTGGCGTTCTCAAGCTGTCAATGTTTTGCTCTTCGCACAAAGCTAACATTTTTTCAATTACTTTTTCTTGTTGTGCTTTTATCTCCTTTATCTCGTCCTCTTTATCTCTGATAGCATCTCGCATCTTTATGTAGATGGCGGTTAGCTTGTCTGGTGTGTCTTTCATTTGCTCCTCCTTTTTGGCAGGGAGGAGTAGTCTATCAATAAGCTTTACACTGTCAAGTATTTATTTCTTGTTTATATAAGTCGATTATCTTGTGGTGGTGGTCCACTTTAGACCGCAACATATTGTATAGGCGCGTTTCAACTTCACTGCCCCGTATATGAATTATCGTCATTGGGTTGTGTTGCCCCGGCCTATTGATACGTGCGTTGGCTTGTAAGTATGTCTCTACGCTAGTAACAGGAGCGTACCAAATAATCGTATTAGCAGCGGTCAAAGTAAGACCGTGGGACGCAGCTTGGGGCTGTATTATAAGCACTTGAATTCTATTAGTTTCTTGAAAGTCCTTTACTATTCTGCTGCGTTTGTTTACTGAAACACTGCCAGAAATTATTTCGCACGCTATTTTATTTTTAGTCAGGAATCCTTTTAGTAATTCTATAGTATGGGTGAAAGGCACGAACACCAGCACTTTGTGCGATGCCTCGTCAATAGCTTCTTGTACTACCCTTAGTCTACTGCTAACGTCAAACTCAATTACTTCTCTGTCGTCTGAATACACAGCACCGCCAGAAATTTGCAGTAGTTTATTTATATTAGTAGCGGCATTGACAGAAGTAACTTGCTCCCCGTCAGCTTCCATTACCATGCGGTCTTTTAGCTCTTTGTAGTAGGCAGCCTGTTGTTTCGTGAGGGGTGCGTCTCTGTCTAAGTACGTAACCGCAGGTAGGTCAAGGCACTGGTCTTTCTCAAACCTAATCGCTGGCTGCAACGCGTCGTGTACTATCCGGTCAGCGTCTGATTTAGGCTTCCATGTGTACTTAGACACCTTGTACATTACTTTATCTTTGAACTCAGTAAAGTACTTAGGAACACCGTCTGGGTTTACTAGCTTTGCTAGCCCAAACGCATCTACAGGGGATTGTGCTGCGGGAGTACCAGTAAGCATCCACAGCCACGGTACGCCAGCGCTTATCGTACGCAAAGTCTTCCAACGGTTAGTCTGTGCGTTCTTGTAGGCATTGGCCTCGTCCACTACAATCATGTCGAAGCCGCCGTTTATGATTTCGTCCTTAACTACAGCTACGCCGTCGAAGTTAATAATGACAAATTCAGCCCCAGCAGTGAGTATTTTCTTACGCTGCTTGGCGGTGCCATGCGCAACAGAACAGGTACGGTGCATAGCAAACTTGAACATATCTTCTTGCCATGCAGATTTCATAATAGACAGTGGACATATAACCAGCACGCGTTTAACCAATCCTTGCTGCATGAGGTAATCAACTGCCCATATTACAGATGCGGTCTTTCCGGTGCCTTGCTCGTTAAAGCAAAAACCACGCTTGTGTAGTGTAAGGAAAGAAGCGGTTTCTTTCTGGTGCTCGAACGGTTCATAGCGGCCAGTAAACTCATAATCACGCGCCATAGGAGAGGGCACTTCTTTAACTTTCAAGTCAGCTAGTACTTGAGCCTCGTGTAATTCCCAAGGTATTGCTACCTTGTACACGCCGTTGTCCTCCTCTAATATTTTGTAGTTCTTTACCCGCTCGGTTATTAGATGAGGACGCTTTGTCTTGAGCACGATGGCTCTATCGTTGACTACTTTCACTTTTTATTTTTACGCTCCCGCTTGCTAGTTTCGGACACTAAGTTACCTTTGGAGTCTCGTTTGAAAGACCGGTTACGGGACTTACTCTCTACTCTAGTACCATCAAAGTTCGTACCACCTTTATCCATGGCTTTCTTGTGTGCAACATCTTTGCCGTCACCTTTGGATACTTTGCCTTCGCGCATGGCTTTGCGGCGTGCGGCGTTACGTTTGGCGCGGTTCTTCTTTTGTTCTTCTGTGCCTTGGTAGTTCTCGTATTCTTTCTTGTAGTTGCGTTTCTTAGTAGCCATCGCTAACTCCTATATCTAAATCTTTAAAATCCTCGATGGGTATATAGATGCACTGCTCCATGTCTAGTGCATCGCCCCGGTCAACCCTGCCTCCTAGGCCAAATTGGTACTCGTCTCTGAGATGTACCATCCTAGTCTTATCTGTGTACTTTACTAGCAGTAACGCAGGGACTTTCAGTGCGTTCGCCAATGCAAGCATTTCTTTATATTTCGCGGCACTTAGCATATACGTAGGATACTTATCGTGCGCGTTGGTCCTTGTCTTTAGCTCGACTATGGCACTGAGCGTGCCTTTTTTTGTACAAATTAACCGGTCTATCCTACTCAATTTTGGTGTAGTTATACACACGCAATTAAGCTTTTTTGCTAGCGCGGAAAATACGGCACGCTCCTTGGCCCTGTCTTCTTCTTTTTCGTACATGGGGCGCATCGTTAAAACTCGTTGTACTGCTCTTCCAGCTCGTGGGCGCTTCTTAATTTACGTCCTACTTTATCGTCAGCCTCTAAGGCATCTTTTATTAAGTGCATACCCCATTCGGCAGCGCATTCTGGATGTAAGTAAAAAGTTAACATTCTACTAGGGTGGTCTGGGTTAGTATTAGTGTTTTCTTGTATAGCTAATTTCACTACTGGTGGAAACGCATCATATATTGCTTGCAGGGGGACATGTACGTCCCAAGTTACATATGAATCCGAAAACCCTATCACCGGCCCACGACAGTTAGGGTAAAAGCATTTTTCTTCGCTGTTTGTGCCCGGACTACCCGGGGGCCACAAGTTAGTCTCTGCTGAACGCGCTGTCATATTACCTCCTATTATGCTCGCAGCTAGTCACCGGACAGAATCGACACAGCGGACCATCTACTGCATTCCATACACCTTTTTCAGTAGCCACTTCTATTCGTTCAAGCTCGTCATCGAACACACTTATGTAAGACTTATACATATCAACAGTATGCTCTTTGGTTATGAAGTTATTGCATACAACGAATGAAAGGGCGGATTTAATCTTTTTAACTTCGGGGTAGTTCACAAAGACTGCTCCGGCAAGCAGGTCTAGCTGTTTGGTGTCAGCATAGTTAGAAGTTTTACTGGTCTTGTAATCAACTAGGTAAGCTTTGTCACCGTTTAGTATCAGCAAATCAGCTATACCTCGGTACCAGACATCGGAGGACCAGAAAGTACTAGGCGCGAATTCATTACCGTCCTTAGTTACACCTAGCCTAATCTCACAGTGCTTTTCTCCTTCTATGTTATTAAGAGCGTCAAGCGTGCCTTTGATGAACCTGTATTCTTTGGGTAAAGGCTTGCCATCCCTTATATATTTTTCAGCAGCGCTATGTACTTTGCTGCCGTACGCAGTGGCGGCACTGCCCGTATCCTTAACATCTTTTTTGACGTGTAGGTGGTAATACTTCTTAGGGCATTGCTTAAAAGAATTTACTTTACTGTAAGACCAAGCCGCCATGGTTGTTTCCTTAATGTTTTCTTTGGAATTCTGACAGGGTGTGGTTATAGAGGTCGGTAGCAGCCTCAATCCAATCTTGCAGTATATCTAATTGAATAATCGGATGCTCGTCAAAAAAGTCAGCTTCTATTTCTATACAGCCTTCCTCGGTGTTACTGTCGTATACTAAAACGCCGAAAATATCTTTTCTGCCACCGCCTTCCTCCCTCTCTAGCTTGTTTACTTCTTTTGGTGTTTTCATAGTAGACCTTTTCCTTTCAGTGCTTGGTAGTTAGCTTTATGTGCTTCTTGTATTTCTTCTTTGCTTTGCCCCTTGTAGGGTACTGCTAGGCGCTCGGTTACCAGCGCAACGTTTATCGTTAAGTCCCCGCTGATTTTAATTAGCCCGAGGTACCGCCCGTACTTGTCTTTTTCTTTGGTCGTTATTTTGTAGGTTTCCCCAACGTGGAGCGTCTCTCCGACAAACTTCTTTGCCAAGAGTCCGGCAGCTTTTTCCTCCGCATCTCTTGTGCGGCACTCTGGAGTATCAACTCCGTAAAGACGAATGCGCTCGTTACAGCGCCAAGTATCGAAACCAAGATCAATATCCACATCGACTGTATCCCCGTCCACTACGTTAACAATTTTGCAGTTATACTCATACATCTCTCTTAAACCTCGGTATAAACCCGCCAAGCATACGCTTTATAGGGTCAGTAATTGGCTCGACGTTGTATGTAACCGCTGTGTGTTTGTTCTTGTGCGTGTCACTATCGCTGTACCTACTGCTGTAACCTACCGCTGGAGTGCTGTATGCGCGTGGGGGGCACTGGGTTATCTTCCCGCCTTTTGCTAAATACGCTTCAACATCACGCGCAACCCGTTCTTGTAGCGCCTCTCTATCTTCGGGGCGTAAAGTACTTGTTTTCTTTCTCATCCTTATTGCACACCTGTATAGAAAATATGTGTGTATATCCTAGCCGTTACACGCCCCACGTAAGCCCATTCAGGAAACACTTTTGTACTATGGTAATGGGTCGCGCCCCCTGTAATGTCGGGAGTAAACCCACTAAGTTTTGCTATGTACAGCGCGTTAAACCAAGCCTGTTTGTTCTTAGGATTATCGCTCTTGCCATCACAATAAAAACTAAACTGGCACATGTTGCGGGTTGGGTTGCCGTTCCAGTAGTACCCTTGCTTTACCACGTCACACGCATTGTCTGGATAGCGCGGGTCTTCAATTCTGTTTCGTATTACGTGAGCAACTGCAATCTGCCCAGTGTCCGGCTCACCCCTCGCTTCGAAGTAAACTGCTAGTGCTACGCACATTAGTGAAGTTAGCATAAACTAGTCCTCCTTATGTAGCTCCTTTAACTCAGCCAACATACCCACAAGTTCTTCTAAGTCGTCGGCTATGCTATCTAATTTATCGACGGTTTCTATAGCACGGCGCATTAGTTCCATACCTTCTTCTGCGTCGCAGTCGTTAAGCTCTACTGTTATTTTCATTTGACGTTGTGTATCTCAATAAGTAGGTCAATACAGTGCTTGGCCTTTTCTAAATCAGCTAGCGGTTGGCCTTTCAGCTTCCACCTAGTTATGTATTTCACTACATTACCTTCTAGCAGGGACAAGCCGTTTTTCTCTGCGTACTCGGCAGGCTGGATAGCCATACTTTTATAGTGCGTACCACCTGTTTGTCTCTCTAGCGCGGTTTTTTCGGGGGCTTTAACTGGCCCCCCTACGTGTGCATATACCATCTTTTTTTCTTGTTCCATAGTTGTATCTCCTGTTTATGCTTTTACGTTGTAGTCTTTCTCAACAAAACCTTCTTTGCTACCGTTTACGAATGTAGAGTTTACCCAAACTTTTTTCCCGCTTTGGTATGTGCGTATATGCCCACGCCGCATATGGCTTCGTTTACCACTGCCTCCTCCACTAATTCCATGGACATAAGAGCTATCCCAAATTTCTCCACCTATGGATAGCACCTTGTAGCTGTAGTTAGCATCTTTATTATTTCTAGCGTGCTTCTTAGCTAGTTTAGCAGGGACATCTATAGGTATTTGTTTACAGTCTGTTACTTCTAGAAGTTTGCAAAAAGCGGCTGTAGACAGGAAGTCAGGCTTAAAATCTTGTATTAAATCTTTTTCAACCGCAACGGGGTCTCCTTTAAAATATTCATCCCCTAATAAAACTTCGATAGCATGGGAAGTAAACTTGTCCGCATTTAGCTCTATTGTATAACAGTAAGAAAACGCGTCGGGGGGTACTTCTGAGGTGTCAGTTTCAAAACAAAACCTAGCAAAAACAGGGACGCTAACCCATTTCCGGCCTGTAGGGTCATAAACAACCGTAGTGCACAGGATGTCTGGGCGGCTGTCCTTGGATTCTTGGTCTTGCATTAAAAAAGATACCTTATGCGACTCCATAGGTATATTTCTGTTTGGCGACTCTGGGCGCGTATCTACTATTGTTGTAGTTTGTAGCAAAGCCATCTTTGGGTAAGGAAGCTTATAAGGTATATACTTTTCCCCGTCATACGTAGGGACTAAATCTCTTTTACGAAATACTCCGCTAACATTAGGAACAAAAAACTTAGGAGACTTCTCTATACCTTCTGCAATCATGGCTACAAAAAAAGCTGACTCTTCGTTGTTTGTAAAGCTAAGGTGATGTGCTTGGCTGCGCAGTGCACTTACTGCGTCTTTAAACTTTCCCCACTGGGGTACACCTCTAACTTTTTGCTGTTTCATAATCTATTCCTTAGTCGTCATCTAGCGGGTCTTCTTGGTCTGCTAGATATTCGTCTCGTTCCCGCTTTAATTCGTACGGGTCTACGTAGTCTTCCTCTAGCGTCGTCAGGTACCGATCAAGGTCTACCATTACTGGGTCTTTGCCGTACATATTTATCTCCTAGTTAAAAGGCCCGTAGCGTGGGCTAGCCGGTATACGCACACCGGGGAAAGAGAACGCCATCCAAGATAGCATGGCTATACTTGGACAGAGAGTTTTTTGCCAGTGTCGCATACTGCGGGTGTTTTCGGCCATGTCTGAACCTGCCCACCGCCCGCTGGGGCTTCAGCAATCCCCATAAGAATCGCCATACCCACCTTCACAATCGAGAGGCAGGTCGGGCGCCCACTTGGGTCTTATCTTCATTACTTCCTCAACTAGGCGCATCCCTTGTTCTACTTCATCTTCTGGGACAATACACCCTATGGCGTCATGCACAGTCATAACAACCTTGTACTTCTTGGATACACGCAGTAGTTGTTCACCGATAACGATGCGCGCCAGTGCCTGACACACGTTCTCGATTACTTTACCTCCATATATCCTAGTATCCATAAGTGCCCTACCCTTGCGGGTCTTGTACACTAATTCTGTTTTACCGTCTTCGTCAGTTTCTTTTTGCAGTTCTGGGTACTTCACATACAAGCCATTGGGCAGTTGGATTCCGCTTGTACCGTCTATCTTAAGTATATCGTCCCGCCCGAAAGAGCTGCTCTTGTCAGCGATTATGTTGTCTAGTGCATCGCCAGCTTCCCGCCATAAGGCTGGTATCTTGGGGTACGTGTCTCGATATACTTTTATGATGCGGTCGCATTCTTCTTGCTCTAGTTCAACCCCGAAGTTTTTTAATTGCGCTCGGAATTTAGCGGCGCCCATGCCGTAGCCTGCACCTAGTATAGTAGTCTTACCTACAAATCTTTCTTCTTTGTCTATCTCGTCCTCCGGCTTATCGTAGATAGCGGACGCCATTATCTTGTACACATCGTCGCCTCTGTCGAACGCCTCCACTAAGTCATCTTCCTCAGCTAGCCATGCTAGAGTACGTGCTTCAATCTGAGACAAATCGCAGTCAATAAACTTATACCCGGATGGAGCGCACATTGCCTTCTTAAGCTGCGAACCACGGGGCAGGTTCTGCATGTTGATCTTGTCGTAACCGCCCCAGCGCCCTGTGTGGGCCGCGTAATAACGCAAAGGTATAGGGAGTGTACCCCTGTTGCCTATGTCGATAAACCGTTGAGTTCTGGTCTCCTCAATAGTAGACCTTACCCCTAGCCTAGCAGCTACAATAGCTTGAACCTCTGGGTTTTCGTGTTCTTG